CGGGTGGGATACTTTCCAATAAAAGCGAAAACAGGGGTTGACTGTAGTCAACCTTTCGAGTAAAACCTCTAACGTGTTGAGAACTGTGAGTCTCGACACAGACAATTTTGTTGGAGGCACGAATCATGCGTAAGGGTTTTTTGGCGGCAGTGGCGGCAGTGTTTCTCATGGGGGGCCTTGCTAACGGGCAGACGTTCAATTACATCTATGTGGCGGCACCATCGCAGGTCGGGCAGCACATAGAGGCCAAGTATGTGTACGGCGTTACCGGCGCACATATGCAGCTGACGGCGAAGATGTTTCTCATCTACGGTGCCGGCAACAATTCGATGATGCCGGAAATCATCTACTCGTCGAAGAACGGTTGCGACACCGCCACATCTTCAGATCTGCCGAATGGCGACTATCGCTGTTCGGTCCGGTTGATTTGCCGGGATAACACAAACTACGATCCGACCGTTCCAGGCAGCGGTATCTATTACGTCTATGATAGCCCGCCGTCTACGGTGACTATCTCAGGATCGTGCATCCAAACGCCCAATACCATGTACTGCGGTAGGAATCGGTTTACGTCACCTTCGGTCACTGGCGGCAACGTGACCGATGTTCCCTATGGCGCATGGCCAATGTCAACAGGCTACCCGGCCTGTACCTGCAAGCTGACCGTCGCGCTAGATGGCGGCGGTATATCGTTCTGGACTACCGATGAAACCTTGGGAAACACGAACTACGGTTTTTGGGTGAGCAGCACCTATACTCACACCGATTTCAGTATCACCTACACGTATGACTATACCTTCAGCATGACTACTGCAAACACCGGTGGCCTTGCTTCTGGCAGTAGTTATGCCGTGCTAACCAGCTGCAACTACATGTCGCCTGGATGGGTCGCGGTGACCATCCCATGACCTGGCTTCTCTGGTTCTTGGGATATCTAATCGCCCTGTTATTTGATTCGATTTTTGCGAAATAGTGCAAAGCACAGTGGAAGCGTGGCGCAAAGGTAGCGCGGCTGTCTGATATGCAGCAGGTTCCCGGTTCAAGTCCGGGCGCTTCCATTCTTTTTCAGTAACGTGTAGGGGGTGCATGAATGACGACAGAAGCAAAAACCGTGCTGCCGGATGGGGTTGAGGAGAAGCTGAAGGATCTCGCCAATCATTCCTGGAACCGCTGGCGCGAATGGCCAAGCTTCGATCACTCTGATTGGTTACTCCACGAACTCCGCGCCGCTGCCGAAACTGGAACGCGCGTGGCCACGCCGACTGAGCCACATTGGGAGCATGGGTATCGCTGTCACGGCTACTGGCTGGGCAATCGTCGAATCGGTTTCATCGGCATTTGTTCAGGCAGAGGAGCAGCGGCAAAATACGGCTATGGGTGGAGCATGGACTATCCAAGAGACAAGGCCGCATTTGGAAGGTCGATGAGGCTTCGATCCGCTAGACGCGCCGTTGAGAGAGCATATCGGGAGGCCACGCATGAGCGAACTTGAGCAGAAGATACATGAACTGTGCCTGCAATTCGCTCTGCCTGGAGCGATGATATTTGCAGAGGATGCCATCCTGGCCCTGGTGCAGGCCGAGACGGAGCGGGTGAGGCGGGAGCGGGATATTTACAAGGCCGCGATGGATAGGATCATAAGGGGCGGACTGGATTATGCGGAGTTGAGGACGGTGGCCCGCGAGGCCCTGGCAGCAGGTCAGGCGATTGCCGACAAGGTTGACTGAAACACTTCGAAATAGCCAAATCGACTGAACCCCGCTAGTATTGCGGTTTTACGCAATTCCGTCAGCGGCGGGGAATTCCAATGAAAATTGACGTGGCGTCGAGCGGAATCTGGACCGGGAGTTCTAAATCAGCACCCGGAGGTCTTGGATTATATGGTTCCGGAGGATTTTATCAAACCCCCTACGTTGACAGATTTAGACGAATCCGCACGCCTACGCCATTCGAACTCGTCGCTCAATACCGTAACGCCGTCTACGTTTGCGCCCAGTTCAACGCGAATGGTGCCTGCCAGATGCGTCGTCGTCTCTACGTGAAGACCGCCAAGGGCGACAAGCGCCCGCAGCGCAAGACTCGCGGCCTGGCCCGATCGGTGGAAGAGTGGATTCGCGGCGAGGATCGCTTCGGCGGTTACAGCACCATCAAGGCCGGGTCGTCGGTCGTCGGGCGCGTGAGCGGGGACGAGGATCTCGAAGAGGTTCTCGAGCACCCGCTTCTCGACCTGCTTGCCAAGCCCAACCCGTTTTTCGATGGTCAATCGCTCAACAAGACCAACATCCTCTACCTGGATACAGTCGGCGCCGGTTACTGGTTCATGGGTGACCGCAACAAGCTGGGCACGCCAAAGGAACTCTGGCCGCTGCCTTCCCAGCAGGTCTGGCCATGGCGGGAAGACCCCGACAGCAATCGCATCATCGACTGCTGGCTGTTTACTTCCGGCCGCCAGCAATATCGCTTCGATTACAAGGACGTGCTCCAGTTCCACTATTTCAACCCCTACGAACCGTACAGCGTGCCCTTGTCGCCTCTCCAAGCCTGCTTCGAACACGTCACGGTGACCGAGCAGTCGCTGAGTCACCAGCAGAGTCTCTACGAAAACCAGGCGCGCCCTGACATGATCGTGACGCCGAATGACGTCATTGGCGAGCCGGAGCGCCGGCGTCTCGAGATCAACCTCAACAACAAGTTTCGCGGCGCCGGGACGGGTTCCGCAGTGGTCGCGGAAAGCGCCTTCAAGATGCAACCGCTGCAGTGGGCCCCCGTCGACATGGGGATGCTCGATCTGTACGCGGTCACCTACGAGATGATCTGCGACGCCTACGGCGTGCCTCAGTCGATGGTTTCGAAGGACACGAACCTCGCGAACTTGCAGGCGTCCTTGATGCAGCACGCGATGTACGGGATTTTGCCTCGCCTGAACTGCACGGATGAGGCAATCAATCGCCTACTGGTCCCGCTTTACGATGAAAGCGGGCGCCTGTTCGTGGTTAGCGACAATCCGATCAAGGAAGATCGGAAGCAGATGCTCGAAGAAGTAACCGAAATGCTCGATCGCGGCGTCATGGTCCGCAACGAAGGGCGAACCTTTGTCGGGCTTCCCCAGGTTCCTTGGGGGGATCAGCCGCTCATTTCGCACACCCAGGCTGCCGTCGATATGAAGACGGGCAAGCCGATTATCGAAGTTCCAGCAATCGGGAGGGATCAATTCGGTCATGGATCAGACAGTCGCAAACCAAAACCAAGCAACGGCAGCGGTTCTTCTGGCAGCGGGGGTTCTTCCAATGAAACTTCCAAGCCTCCCAAGAAAAAGCCCAAAAAGGGGCTGGTCGCCAAATCCATCGTGGACAGCGTGGCTCGACTCGCAAAAGAAGTGTCTAGCGGGAACCTCACGCCGGAGGCGGCGTCGTGGGCGCTCTCGAAAGAACACGGGCTGAACCAGGAGGAATCGCTTGCGCATTTCCAATCTGCAACGCGGTCGCTCGAGAACGCTATTGCGGCCGCCCTGGCGTTCTGTCACCTATCGGAAATGGACGAGCAAACCGAGCTGCGCGTCAGCGAACTATGGGCGACGAAGGGCAATCACGACCATCTGAAGTGGGAGAAACCAAACTTCTCCGACCAGAAGGACCAAGAAGAAATCGAGCGCGCTTGCAAGGAACTCGAAGGCGAGGACATCGACATCGGCCACGAAGAGTTAACCAAGATCGTCAAGGCCGGCGAGATGGTCGACCTGAAGGACAAGACCTGGAAACGCATCAAAAACACCGAATCGCTCAAGGTCGAAAAGCTCCGCGACGTGCTCGACATCGCGCATCGCAACAAGAAGAAAGTACGCGGCGTGCTGCAGGAGTTCCTGGACGCTCACATACGGGCGCCGATGGTGCTGCAATTGCCCGATGGCGACTGCTGGCTCATTAACGGGAATACTCGCCTGTGCATCTCGCACTTGTTCGGGATCAAACCCCAGGTTTGGTATGCGAAGATGCCCAAAGCGGAAGAAAAGGGAGTCGAGGTCGACTGGCGGGCGAAGGGGCGAGAGGCTGCCTTCCAGAAGTTGGCCGCCATCCAGAACGGACAACCGTCCATCCCGGTTCCGTTTCTGGTTGGCGTGCCCTTGTTCGACGAGTGGAAAGTCACGCCTGGCGACATGATAGAAAAGGTGCAATTCCGCGACCTGTCTAGCCCGATTGCAACCGTGTCAGTCGAAGACGTCAAGGCCGCGCTCGAGACGAATGGTGAAATGTCGTTTGTGATTGACCGCTCGGGAACCGCGTACATTCAGACCGGACTGGCGGACTTCGTGGCTGCATTCTTGATGGGAGAAACAGAGGTAGAGGCGAGGGCAAGTATCTTACTCAGGTGAAAGGAACATGCGACACCGCGCCGAACCAATGCTAGCGGCCCGTCGCCACCGGGCGAATCAGCTGGAGGCCGCGCGCCCCGTAACCATCAATGCCGTGTGGGAAATGGTGAATCTCCGTCTCCTTGAAAAGCACGGCATCCATCGCGACCAGATCGAACCGAAAGAATTGTCCGACCTGGTCAAGTTTTGTTTCTTCTGCCTTGCTTCAGAGGCAAGGGTTGACTACGTTATCGAATTGTTCGCCGACCGTTACCACCTTGCCAGGGAAATCAACCGCCGCGCCGCAGAGAGGATCGAACATGGCAGACCAAGAGTGCGTCATTAAAGAGCGACCGACACTGCACGGTGGACCATGCGATGGGTACGTGCTCGAACTGGACCAGGCCGATCTCGGGCGCAAGACAATCCGGATGCGAGTCAGGAAGCCGGGCGTGAGCATGGCCTGCCAGATCGAAGGGCTGGCGGCCGGAGCGGAATTCGAAGTTTTCGAGGTTTACCTGTACGATCTCAGAGAGGACGGAGACTATGTCTTCACCGGACAAGAACCCTGATAAGCTTGGAATGCCGATTGCCGAACTCGTCGGCGGGCCGATGGATGGGGAAAGTATCGTTGTCCAGTGTTACGATCCGCTGCCTACAAGAATCAGTTTCCCGCACAATCCGAAACGTGCGGGCATGACGTTCGCGGAAGAAATGGCGTGGTCGCAAGAAACAGGCAGGATTTTGCATCCTGACGTCCCAATTCGGTTCGACAAAGCTACCTACAAGCTCCGCGAGCAGGGCGAGCGCATTGTGTACGAGTATGAACCAGCCGACGGAAGAAAACCTTGAGTTCACTGAGCATCGCTTCGCGTTCAAGACGTGCGAAGGCTTCTGGTTTGCGCCTGTGTTCACGCCTGACGGGAAGCCCTATTTTCAGAAGTTTGGCGAACCGCTGCCAGATTGGGCGCCTTCACCGTTTGTCAAACTCGATGAGGAGGAACCATGACAAAGCAACAAGCCGAAGAGATCGGCGCTGAAATCACCAAGATTGGGTCTTACCTATGATCGCCATTCCCCGCCTTTACTTCGCCAGTCGCCAAGCCTACAAACGCCACCTGGCAAGCGAGGTTGCCCTGGCGGGCGCGCCCTTTCGCAAAGGCGAAGGGGCACAATCGGAAGATGCCGACTGGAAGGGCGATTCAGTCGATACTTCTCAAATTCTTCAGGATGCAGAGACGGGAGATCCTGAAGGTTATTCGCCACCATGCGACCCTGCTACCGATGAAGGCTGCGGGTCCTGAAGGGACCTACTCCGTCACGTTCGGTATCGAGAACCTGCCCGCCATCTTCGTGGCGCTCGACCTCTGGCAGAAGTGGCGCGACTTGCTGGCCCAGGCTTCCTTGCCAGTCATCGAACTCTACTATGAAGAGGCGGCCGAGCGGCTCATCACCCGCGTTGGCGCTTCCGCCGACGTATTCAAGGTTGTTCGCCCGTTCCTGTCTGCGGCCGCCGATCAAGCTTCTCTGGAATTCGCCGACGAAACCAACCGCACGACGCGCATGCAGCTGGCGGCGGCGCTCGAGGAAACCCGCGAGGCGGTGCGCAGCAACGTCGTCGAGGGCGACGGGATTGCTGCATTGACCGAGAAGATCAACACGATTTTCGAAGACGCGGAGACTTGGCGGGCGAAACGGATCGCGACGACCGAGAGTTCGCGGGCGATCCACACCGCGCAGGTCATGAGCGCGACCGCGAGCGGCAACGTCGCTCGACTTAAATTACTTTTATCTGCCGATGCTTGTGATGTGTGCGTAGCTATCGCAGAAGCAAACCCTGATGGCGTTCCTCCTGGAACTCCTTTCGCCACTGGCATGAGCGCTAACCCAAACTATTCTACTATTTACTGTACGCCTATTCACGTAAATTGCCAATGCACCATGACCGAAGTCATGACCGAAGACGAGGCGCCGGGAATTCGCCTTGACGACCTGGACGCCCTGGCGTCACTCTGGGGACTTGACGTTCCCGCAGCCGGCGTAATTTTGGAGCCTGAAAAATGCCTACACCTGTCAACGTCCATCTCGGTTCCGACATTGTTGCTGGGCGGGTGACGGTCAAAACATCGGGGACTGGACCAGGCGTGCTGGTGACTGAAACGCCGGGCCAGCCTGGCGAACTCACCAATGAGACTGGCAGCGGGCAAGGCGTCTACGTTCAATATGACGCTTTTAATCCGGCGACTCTGCCTGGCTTCTTGATTGAGGCGAACATAGCCCTTAGCGTGGCTAACGGCAAGGCTTGGTCTGACGCTGGCAAAACGACACCTGCACTTACTAACGGCAGCTTAGTTCGTGTTTTTACTGACACACGGAGCGGCATCGACTGGGTTGCTCCGAGCAATGCGGCCAGGATGACGCTTCAGGGGAACGGTAGCGGCCTTTGGTGGCTTGTGTCCGCCAACGACAACGTCATGGGATACGCGGCGGCATCGGGAAGCCTGAGCGGTGCATCGACGCTGGCCTATTGTGCGACGGAAACCAGCGCCGCGAATAACCGAATTCTGCAATCAGCCGATGGCAGCTCCAACGCTTTGATGGACGCGCGCCGCAGCGGCCTGGCGATGTACGTGCAGGGCACGGTCTGCAGCGGCCCAATTATCACTGATTCCTCTCCTCACGTTTATCTCGCCTCAAAACCGGCGAGCGGCAACTGGGATAGCTGGCTTGATGGAGTCCTTCAGGCCCGCGCCGGCAACGTGACAACGGAGTGGTTGAACCCAGCAATCGGTGCTGGCGGGCATAATGGCGAGAACTTTGCCGGAAATTTCTATGGCGCAGTCCACTGCAACTCGCAAGTGACTGGAAGCAATCAGACGGCCTTGCAAACCTATCTACTGAAATTGGCGACGGGATGACGAGCTAATGCCGATCGGAAGACAAATCGTTCGCTGTCGCGAGTGTGGCGAAGAATTCACATGCGGTGACTGCATTCTCACGACCTGCCCGCCGTGCGAGTGCAAGAAAGAAGGGCACTTGATAGTGCCCGGTACGACCTTTTGCGGGCGTTGCGGGGATGGACATGCAGGAAACGAACCACGCCAACCACGTCGTTATCAACAAGAACCAGCATGAACCTGTCACGAAGCTCAAAACTTCGGTTGTCGTGCTGTTTCTGTTCTTCGTAGGCTCGCTGATCTTCGCGGTCGCGACCTTGTCGATCGCCTGGGTTTTCATTGCGACTGCTCTTGGCGTCGTCTTGCTATTCGTTCCCTGGTGGGAAGCCAGGCAGGCGAAGCTGGCGAAGCCAAATGTTGAAAAGCTTGTCGTTTGCCCGCGATGCAAAATGCAGGCGCCGGCGATAGCGATACAGGACGAACCGGGCGGCATGTGGGGCATCTTCGAATGCAAAACCTGCAAGATGCAGTTCAAAAAGTTTCTCATCTAAATTCAGTCAACTCTTGACGATTGAAGGTTTTAGCGCCACACTGTTCCACCATGAGCGCCATCACCACAAAGCTTTACGAAGCGAAGCTCGAGGACATGAACGAGACGGAACGAACGGTCACTTCGATCATTTCGACCGAAGCGATCGACCGCGACGAAGAAATCGTTCTCGCCTCTGGAGCCGACCTGGAAAGCTATCGCACCAACCCAACGGTGCTTTGGTGTCACGATTATCGCGCTAAGCCGCACGCCAAAAATCTCTGGATTCGACAATACCAAGGCCCAAAGGGCGACGGCCTGATTGCCAAGACGCAATACGCCACTACGCCAGCTGCTGAGGAAATTTGGCAGCTTCGCAAGGGCGGGTTCCTGAAAGGCTACTCAATCGGATTCATTCCAAAGAAGGGATGTTACGGCCCGCCGACAGAAGAAGAGATCAAGTCAAAGCCCGAGTATCGAAACTGTCGCTGTGTCATTCGTAAATGGGAACTTCTTGAGTATTCCGACTGCAACGTCCCGAGCAATCGCGATGCGGTTAGTCTCGCCTATTTCGGAAAGTCTCTTTCTATTTCCGAAGCGATGGCGAAAGAACTCGGCATCCCCGAGAAGCCTCCGGCGGCGCCGGAACCAGAGAAGAAGGCGACGGCGAACGGTAAGGTCTACTTCCTCAGCGACACGACCTTGCGTAAGGGCATGGTCGAAGAACTCGAGGACCTGGATCTTTCCGAGTTGACGAAGTCGATTTGCGAGAAGATTCCTGCTATTGTGCAGGAGCAGTTCCGCCTGGCTAAAGGCGGGGTCTGAAACAATGTGTGAATGCCACCATAAAGAAAGCCCTGAGTGCAGTGGCTTGGCGCTGAAACCGGGACGCGACGGGATCAGCAAAACGAGAGGTTGGCCGTTAAACCATATCGCGTGAACTGAACAGGGCAAAACAGGACTCCGCCTGGCATCCAACCTGCCAGGCACTTGCGGCTGTAGCTCAATGGTAGAGCGGCTGTCTTTTGGGGCAGTAGACGGGCGGTTCGATTCCCCCCAGGCGCTTTTGTGTTGTCTGACAAACCAGGCGAATTGACTCTGGAGGTACGGCGCGGCGCCGATGCGAAAGCTGACGCGACGTGACCTGCCAGGAGTGTGAAGGCTGGAGGTTCTGCAGGCTTTACCCGTCCGGAATGCGCGTACGGAGCAAAGCTCATGGCAGAAGGAAAGACGAAGAAAAACCAGTGGGTCAAGCTGGATAAAGACTGGAACGGTCACAAAGAGGGCGAAAAGCTCAAAGTCTCGGTAGCCGTTTCGGAACAACTCGTCAAAGAATTGACCGCTCGAGAGTGCAAATCCCCAACGCAGAAACTCGTCGCGAAGGCAGCCGAAGTCATCGGCGGGCGCATTCATGATGAGGTCGCGAAGAGCACCCAGGAAGCCATCAAGATCCTGATGGAAAATTCGGAGAAGGAACGCGCGAAAGGCGTGACCTTCCCCTGGCAATCTTCTTCCGATCCAAAAAAGGCCGGCGAAAGCTTGCGCCTCTGGAATGACGCCGGCAACGTCCCGGGAGTCATCGGGCGCGGTTTCGACGGCGACTTGGTCCTGAGCGACAACGCTCGCTACAGCCCATTTTCGGGGTCGGGCGTCGGCATGGGCAAATGGCTCTGCGACGTCAAGGAAGGCGGCGATGAACCCTCCAAGGAATACTGCAAGGGCATGGAGGAAAAGTGGAAGTCTCGCTTCACGGGCGGGATGGAGAAGGCAGCCCTTGCTGAGTCGTCAGGCGTGACTGGCGGTTATACCGTCCCGGTCGAATTCCTGATGCGACTGATGCAACTCGTCATCCAACAATCGGTTATCAGACCGAGAGCGCAAGTCTTCCCCATGGCTTCGCGCGAATTGCGGATCCCGACGCTGGACGTCACCACGCCGCAGTCGGCTGGTGTGACCGCGTTCTTGGGTGGCTTGAAAGCATTTTGGGCAGAGGAAGCTTCGAGTCGGCCGGAAACGGAACCGCAGTTCAAGCAGGTTTCGCTGATCGCCCACGAACTCACCGGGTACACCCTGGCGAGCAATACCATCCTGCAAGATAACGCAGTGGCGCTCGATGCCCTGCTGACTCGCCTCTTTACCCAGGCGATTAGCTGGTTCAGCGACTACGCTTTCCTGCAAGGCAATGGCGCCGGGAAGCCGGTCGGCATTCTCAATGCTCCGGCCAGCATCGTGCAGAACCGCACGACAACCGGCAAGTTCTTGCTGGCGGACGCAGCCAATATGTACGCCGACCTGCTGACCACAAGCATGGGTTCGGCGGTCTGGCTGATGAGTCAGACGCTTATCCCGCAGCTGGTGCAGTTGGCCGACGCCGCCAACCGTGTCGTCTGGCTGCCGAACGCGCAGAGTCCTGGCGGCGGTGCGGCCCAGACCATGCCAGCTACTCTGTTCGGGCTGCCAATTATCTTCACCGAGAAATTGCCGGCGCTCGGAACGAAGGGCGACGTTATGCTCGTCGACCCCAGCTACTACATGGTCGGCGATCGTATGCAAATCGAGATCGCAAGCTCGATTCATTTCCGCTTCCAGAATAACCAGACCGCCTGGCGGTTCCTGGCTCGACTGGACGGCAAGCCCTGGCTGGACAAGTACGTCACGCTGGCGGATGCAGCGACGATCGTCAGCCCGTTCGTGGTTCTGAACACCTAATCTCCGCTTGCTGCTTGTAG